TTTTGAAGACGCAAAAAAGTGCTCTGATGAAATGCGTCAAAAGTACAAACCACTGTTTACGACTTAAGCCACGTGACAACATGACCCACATGACCCATAATCGCGTCTACTTCCTAAGGGGTAAAAGTGACTGAACTCAAAAAGAAACGCGGCCGACCACCAGGTTCGGTCAAGATGACGATCCAGCGGTACGCCACCAACCCGCCCGCGATATTGCCGAAGACGGACCACCAACGCATCAAAGAGCTTAAAGAGCTGATGATCCGCTCTGGCGGCAAAGACGTCGCAGAGAAGGTGATCCAGATCGCGCTCAACGATGAGCACCCCGGACAGATGGCGGCGCTGAAGATGTGCATGGACCGCACGCTGCCGATCGGCATGTTCGAGAAGGACAAGAGCCAGAGGAGCGCCATCACGATCTCGATTACTGGTCTTGGCCAAGAGCCGCAGATCATAGAAGCGGGAGACGTTACCGATGTCTGACGAAGCCCTATGGTGGCTGACAAAAGACGGTGATTTGGACTGCCTTGACTTGTATGAAGAACACTACAGTTGTTATAAATACGCCGACGGGCGAAAACGAAAACTATTTGTCGGACCGGGCGAAAAGGTTGTACTCAGAACCAAAACCGCTGACGCCATGTTTGTCTGGCGAAAGTTCATCGACGATAGCGGACAAACAGGAATCAACTGCGCTGTGTTCAGGAACGAAAGCCCGCATAGAAGCTCAGACCTCATACGACAAGCGGATCGAATTGCTGACTGCCTCTGGCCTAATAGCAGGCATTACACCTTTGTACGTTCGGAAGCGGTTAAGTCCGCCAATCCCGGCTTCTGCTTTATCGCGGCTGGCTGGCGCAAGTGCGGGCGAACAAAATCTGGACTGCGAATACTTGAAAGACTAACCGATGTCTGACCTCAATTTCAGTCTCCTGCCTTGGCAGCAACAGGTATACGCCGACGACCATCGATTCAAAGTGATCGCCGCTGGGCGGCGCTGCGGGAAGTCCAGACTGGCGGCGACGACTCTGATCATCGAGGGCCTGCGCTGTCCGCAAGGCTCGGCCGTGCTGTACGTCAGCCCGACGATGGGTCAGTCGCGGCAGATCATCTGGGATCTGTTGCTAGACCTTGGCAAAGAGGTGATCCAGTCGAGCCACGTGAACAATTTGGACATCACGCTCATCAACGGCGCGCGCATCTACGTCAGAGGCGCAGACCGGCCGGACACGCTGCGAGGCGTCAGCTTGACGTATGCCGTGCTGGACGAGGTGGCCGACATCAAGCCCGAGGCGTGGGAGCAGGTGATCCGGGCGTCTCTGTCGGACAGGAAGGGTCGGGCGATGTTCATCGGCACGCCTAAGGGGAGGAACTGGTTCCACGACCTGTGGAAGCTGGGCCAAGACGACACGGACAAGGATTGGAAGAGCTGGCACTTCACCACGCAGGACAACCCGCTGATCGACCCGACCGAGATCGAGTCGGCGAAGAAGACCTTGAGCTCGTTCGCGTTCAAGCAGGAATATCTGGCCAGCTTCTCAAATGCGGGCGCGGACGTTTTTAAAGAGGAATGGCTGAAATACGGCGAGGAGCCGGACTACGGCAGCTATTTCGTGGCCGTGGACCTGGCCGGGTTCGAGGAAGTGGCCAAACAGGCGGCCAATAGCAAAAAGAGGCTGGACGAGTCGTCGATTGCGGTGGTCAAAGTGACCGACGACGGCAAGTGGTTCGTCAAAAAGATCGAGCACGGCCGGTGGGACATCCGCGAGACGGCGTCCAAAATCCTGATGACGATGCGCGACTACCGGCCGTTGAGCATCGGAATCGAGCGCGGGGCACTGAAAAACGCGGTTTTACCGTATTTATCGGATTTGATGAGAAAAAACAATGTGTACTCGCACATCGTGGACTTGACGCACGGCAACAGGAAGAAGACTGATAGAATCATTTGGTCGTTGCAGGGCCGCTTCGAGCATGGCAGAATCGTGCTTAACAGCGAAGAAGACTGGGACGTGTTTGTGGACCAGCTTCTGATGTTTCCCTCGCCCGGTGTGCACGACGACCTGCCGGATTCACTGTCCTACATCGACCAACTGGCCGTCACAAGCTACTTTGAGGATGCTGATGACAGCGACTGGGAGCCGATGGACGTAATAAGCGGAGTCTAGTATGGACCAAAACGAGTTTGACGAGCCGACACAATCCGACAAGGAGCTGACGGCTTTTGTCGTTGACCATTGCGAGCGGTGGAGAGACTGGCGCGACACCAACTACCTGGACAGCTACCTCGAATATGAGCGTATTTTCCGTGGTGAGTGGGCCTCAGAGGACAAAACTCGTGAGTCAGAGCGCTCGCGCATCGTGACCCCCGCCACTCAGCAGGCCGTGGAGACGCGGCACGCCGAGATCATGGAGGCTATCTTCGGCCAAGGTGACTTTTTTGACATCGAAGACGACCTGCAAGACGTCAACAAGAACCCGATTGACGTCGAAGTGCTCAAAGCGCAGCTGATGGAGGACTTCAAGCAGGACAAAATCCGCAAATCCATCGACCAGATCGAGCTGATGGCCGAAATCTACGGCACTGGCATCGGCGAGATCATCGTCAAGACGGAAAAGATATTCGAGCCCGCCACGCAGGCGATTCCAGGGCAAATGGGCCAGGCGGCCATCGGTGTGGTGGAGAAAAACCGCATCGCCGTCAAGCTCATGCCCGTCAATCCCAAGAATTTCTTGTTTGACCCCAACGGCACCGCCATCGACGACTGCATGGGTGTGGCGGTCGAGAAGTATGTGGGCATCCACAAGGTCGTCGAGGGCATCGAGAAGGGCATTTACCGCAAGGTGAACATCCAGCCCGCCGCCGAGGACACCGATCTGGAGCCAACGCAGGAGCTGAGCCAGTACCGCGACGAAAAGGTGCGTCTGCTGACGTACTACGGCCTGGTGCCACGCGAGTATCTGGAGCAGCTGGAGAACGAGGGCGGCGAAGTGGCCGACCTGTTCCCTGAGGACAGCGCGGCCGACGACTACTCTGACATGGTCGAGGCGATTGTCGTGATCGCCAACGAGGGCCTGCTGCTCAAGGCCGAGGCGAGCCCTTACATGATGAAGGACCGCCCGATCATCAGCTATCAGGACGACACAGTGCCCAACCGCCTGCTCGGCCGTGGCACGGTGGAGAAGTCCTACAACATGCAAAAGGCGATCGACGCTCAGGTGCGCAGCCACTTGGACAGCCTGGCGCTGACGACCTCGCCCATGATGGGCATGGACGCCACCCGCTTGCCACGCGGCGCACGTTTTGAGGTCAAGCCCGGCAAAGCGTTCATGGTCAACGGCAACCCAGCCGAGATTCTGTACCCATTCAAGTTCGGCGAGACCAGTCTCAACAACCTGAACACGGCCAAAGAGTTCGAGCGCATGCTGCTGCAAGCCACCGGCACGATGGACAGCCAAGGCATGGTCAGCCAAGCCAACCGCGACGGCGCGGGCCTGAGCATGGCGGTGGCCACGATCATCAAGAAGTACAAGCGCACGCTGGTCAACTTCCAAGAGGACTTTTTGATCCCCTTCATCCAGAAGGCCGCGTTCCGCTACATGCAGTTCGACCCCGAGCGCTATCCGAGCGTGGACATGAAGTTCATCCCGACGGCCACGCTGGGCATCATCGCCCGCGAGTACGAGCAGCAGCAGTTCATCGGTCTGTTGCAGACCTTGGGGCCAAACACCCCAGTGCTGCCTCTGATCTTGAAGGGCATCTTGAACAACTCGAGCCTGTCCAACCGCTACGAGCTGATGGGCGCTCTCGACCAGATGAGCCAGCCAGACCCACAGGCCAAGCAGATGCAAGAAGTGCAGCAACAGCTGGCCTTGCAGGCGGCGCAGGCCCAGATCGCGGTCAGCACCACTCAGGCCGAGCAGAACCGGGCAGAGGCGCAAAAGCTGATGACCGAGGCGCAGCTCATGCCGCAAGAGGTGCAGGCCAAGGTCATCGCCTCAACGACCAAGAACCTGCCCGCTGGCAACGAGAGCAACGAGTTCGACAAACGTGTCAAGATCGCCGAGCTCATGCTCAAAGAGGCGGACATCAAGAACAAGTCGAAGATGGTCGAGCTGCAAATGTCCGAAAAGCGCAACCAGGTCTCAGGCATGGAAGAAGATTTCTTGGACCAACTGAGCCGGGAGCTGGACAATGGACGTTGAACGCCTAGCCAAAGAGCTGATCCTCAAGGGGATGACACCAGAGCAGCAAAAAGCTGTTCTGGACTCGATCAAATCGACCATGTCGCAGGCTCGCGAGGCGCAAAAGCAGCGCATCGGCGAGAACGTGCAAGTCGTGGTGAAGGCCCTCAAGAAGATGGAGGCGGACATCCGCAGCCGCTACGACGAGGTCGGCAACAAGATCGAGGCCCGTGTGGCCACCATCAAGGACGGCCAAGACGGGCGCAATGGCGCCAACGGCAAGGACGGCAAAGACGGCCGCCCAGGCCGTGACGGCGGCACGGGCCCACGCGGTGCTGACGGCCTGAACGGGCGCGACGGCCGTGACGGCGACGACGGTGTTTCTGTCACCGACGCGCACATCGACTTCGACGGCTCGCTGATCATCAGCCTGTCGTCCGGCCGCACGATCAACGTGGGTGAGGTGGTGGCCCCTGATCTGGCCGAGAAGATCAAGGTGATCACCAACGGTGGTGGCACCAGCCAGCAAGTGCTCGACACACTGGCCAGCCTCCAGACCCAGATCGACAACCTGATCCCCAGCCAGACAGGCAACGCGGGCAAGTTCTTGACGACCAACGGCTCGGCCTTGTCGTGGGCTAACGTGGCCGGTGGCCTGAGCTACCAAGGGACTTGGAACGCATCGACCAACACACCGACACTGGCGTCTGGTGTGGGCGTGAACGGCTACTACTACATCACGGCCACGGCTGGCTCGACCAACCTGGACGGCATCACGGACTGGCAGATCGGCGACTGGCTGATGTTCAACGGCACCGTGTGGCAGAAGATCGACCAGTCGAACTTGGTGACCTCGGTCAACGGGCAAACTGGTGCCGTAAGCCTGAGCACGACCAACATCAGCGAAGGCACGAACCTCTACTTCACCGATGCCCGCGCCCGTGCGGCCATCAGCGCAGGCACTGGCATCAGCTACAACTCCAGCACAGGCGTCGTGACCAACGCGGCCCCTGACCAGACGGTCGCGCTGACCGCAGGCACTGGCATTAGCACTTCGGGCACATACCCGAACTTCACGATCACCAACACAGCTCCTGACCAGACGGTAGCACTGACCGCAGGCACTGGCATCAGCACCAGCGGCACATACCCGAACTTCACCATTGCCAACACAGCCCCTGACCAGACGGTAGCACTGACCGGTTCGGGCACGACCACGGTCACAGGCACCTACCCCAACTTCACCATTGCTTCGGACGATCAGTACGATGGCACGGTGACCCGCGTGGGCGGCACGGGCACGGTCAACGGCATCTCGCTGTCGGGCACGGTTACCTCGTCGGGCAACCTGACCCTGGGCGGCACGCTGTCTGGTGTGAGCCTGACCACACAGGTGTCGGGCACTCTGCCGATTGCCAACGGCGGCACGGGCCAGACGACAGCCACAGCGGCCTTTAACGCCCTGGCCCCAAGCCAGACCAGCAACTCAGGCAAGTACCTGACGACTGACGGCACGAACAGCAGCTGGGCCACGATTGTGTCGGGCGCTTCGCTGTCAAACGATACATCAACAACCTCGAACCTGTATCCTCTGTTTGCGGCTGCCACTTCTGGCACCCCAACCACGATCTACACCAGCAATGCGCAGTACTTGTTCAAGCCCAGCACAGGCGAGCTGAGTGTGCGGGTTCCACGGGCTAGCAACGGTATTGTGGTCAACAGCGCAACAATCAGTTCCGACTACACAATTGCAACAGGCGACAACGGCATGAGTGCGGGGCCTGTCTCTGTGGACTCCGGTGTGACGGTGACAGTATCAAGCGGCAGCACTTGGGTAGTGGTTTAAGGAGCAAGTCATGGGCGTTAAATTAGTTTCAACCAGTGGCGGCAGTGTCGAGGTGAATCCACCCGCCACGGCAAGCAACTTCACCCAGACCCTTGTACCCGTTTCAAACACACTGGCACCTCTGGTGTCCGGCACTGCCGTGGCATCCACCTCGGGCACTTCGATTGA